AATAAACTGTTATAATAAATATAGTTAACATACCTAAAGATGAATCAACCATTCTAGCAAAAAATGATGGAGTTTGAATTGGTAAAACTATGTAAAATATAAAAATTACTAATAAAGCTGCTTCTAATGGAGAAAAAGATTTAAACATTTTTGGGATATCCATTATTTTTATTATATATTATACATTATCATTATATTTTTTCAGATTTTGCATTAGGCATTTTCTAAGTTCTATTTCTTCTATAAAAATTGAAAGGCCTAAATAGATTTTGTAAATAATATATAAATTATACACCTTTATATAGTAATGAATCGCAAAAAGTTCTTTCTTAATAAAAAAAACAAATCTCCAGTCCAATCAGGAAAAACGGTGGATTTTGTTCCGTCTCCTGAATACAAAACAACTATATGTTCTCAATCCTATCTTGGAAAAAAAGGGTACACCATACCTAAAAATATTTTGTTAAAAGAAGATGATGAATTTCTTCGTAAAGACCTATTTGTAAAACCTATGTTATTTGGTGGTAGTTTTGGTGAAAAGGCTAATGCATTCCCGGTTTATCGTGAAAATGCGAATAAAATATATTTGCCTCGTTTCTATGGAATTCAACGATATGGATATCCAACTAGATCAGAAATCGGAGTTGGAGAATCCATAGATCTTGCGTTTACTAAACCTTTACGTGATTATCAGGATAAAATTGTAGGTGTTTACATGGATTATATAAATTCGCCTATTTGTAATGGGTCTTCAGAAAAAGGTAATGGTGGTATCTTAGAGGTACCTTGCGGGCGTGGAAAAACTATCATGGCATTAAAAATTATTTCCCTCATTAAAAAGAAAACCCTCATCATCGTTCATAAAGAATTTCTAATGAACCAATGGATAGAAAGAATCCGCGATTTCTTACCAAACGCTAAAGTAGGTAAAATACAGGGTTCTACATTTGACGTTGAGAACAAAGATATTGTTATTGGTATGATTCAAACATTGTACGACAAAGATTATCCAGTTGATGCATTTTCATGTTTTGGCTTGACCATTATTGATGAAGTTCATAGAATAGGTAGTGAGCAATTTTCTAGAACACTTTTTAAAACTATTACGCCATGTATGCTAGGGATTTCTGCTACTGTCGAAAGAAAAGATAAATTGACTAAAATATTATATATGTTTATTGGTGAAAAAATATATACAGAAAAACGTGAAGATGATGATCTGGTATCTGTTAGGGCTGTTAAATATATTTCAACAGATCCTGAATTTAATGAGGTTGAATATGATTTTAAGGGGACTGCAAAATACAGTACTATGATTAGTAAATTATGCGAATATGGACCACGTAGTGATTTTATTATAAGGATCGTCAAAGATCTTATTGAAGAAGAACCAGATAACCAAATCATGATTCTTTGTCATAATCGATCTCTTCTTTCATATCTTTATGACGGAATTGTACATCGAAATATTTCCACAGTAGGATACTATGTAGGTGGGATGAAACAGGATAAATTGCAGGAAACTGAATTAAAACAAATTGTACTTGCAACATATGCAATGGCAGCAGAAGCACTTGATATTAAAACTCTTTCTACCCTCATTATGGTAACACCTAAAACTGATATTACGCAATCAGTTGGTCGTATTTTACGTGAAAAACATGAGAATCCTATTGTGGTAGATATTGTAGACACACATGAATTATTCGAAAACCAATGGAAACAGCGTAAGCGGTTTTATAAAAAATGTAATTACCGTATTCGCGAAATAGATTCTACTAAATACGGTGGAATGGCAATAGATTGGCATGCAGATACTACATGGAAAAGATCGTTTGATCCTAGAATTAAAGATGCTAAATCAGGTAGTGAAGATTCAGATGATGCAAGTGATTTGAATACGAAAGATATTTCAAATCATGCTAAATGTTTAATAAATGTTATGAATTTAGAGGGATTAGATTCTTAAAGGCTATTATTTAACGTCTTTTGTTTTTTTTAGATCCCTTTCTAGATCCTTTTTTAGATCCCTTTCTCTTTCTACCGCCTTTCATACTAGTTGCGGGAGGAGGAGTATGAGGATTTTTAGTTGGGAGATCAACTGGTATTTGGCCTTTTCCAGAATTTGCTTGGGCATATGCGCCATCGAGTGGTGTATATTCAACTCCTCCTCCAGAAATTTCTACTGGTTGTTTTTCAGAACCACCTATTGTTTTGCCACATGAACCACCAACTTTTAAGGGATTTTCAGCGCCACCAACTTTCAAGTGGTCTTCAGACCCACCAACTGTGCGTTTTCCACTACGTGTCTTACGCATAGCTCTTAATCTAGCCATCTTCATTTTCATGGCTCTTGATCCCTTTTTGCCACCAACCGATTTACTTACGTAATCAGCAGAATTACCTCCCATGCTTGTGGGATTTTTTGGTGGTAAAACAGCGTTAGCTACAGCAGATAATGGGTTACCACCCTTTTTAATATTGCCAGACATTCCCATTGGAGCAGAATTAGTGTCAGAATCCATTCTATATATTAAACGTATATATTCCTAGATACAAAATAATAATTGTAAATTTATTAAAAATTTTACTAAAGTTGGTTTTTCTTAAAAAATTGATTTAAATAAACATTAATCTAGTCCAATTATCTCTAAATATGTCTTACAGAGACGTTACCTGCGTTATTGAAAAAGTACTCGAAATAATACCTTCAGATGAAGTGACAATAATTGATCAACTTATAAATTATAAAAGTTCTCTATGGAATAAAGCACCCGAAGTTTTATGTACAAATGAATGCTGGGGCCCTTTAATTGAGATCTTAAATAAAAATGTTACCAGAATAAATGCGGATTGGAAGGTAAAACTAATAAATATCATAAATAATACTGAAAATTAAATAGTTTTTATAAAATTATGCAAAAACGATGAAAACAAAAACAAAGAAATCGGGGACGATTTTTTTTTTGGACATTTATTTTTGTCCATTTTTACTTTTGTCAAAATAAAATTTAATAAAGGGTTATCGATTTTGTAGTTTTACTTGGTGATGCTTTAATCACAAAAATAATCATTCTTTTTTGCGCTGCATAAGATTTTTAAATACTTTTACATAAATCATATCGGCATTTTTTCATTAGGCGTTAACGCCTACTTGAAAAACGCCCAAAATAATAAAGCAACATTTGTTATTGATTATGAATAGCTGAACAATATTATTAAACCAATTTTGTTACGTTAGCCAAAAACGCCTACTAACAGTTTTACGGAAACTATGCAATGGCGTTTTCTTTTTAGGCGTTTTTACTATACAAAAAACGCCCAAAATAATATAAACATATATCTTATATATTATCGTAATGGGAAGTATTGAACCTGATCAAGTTTGTGACGTTAGTAAAAAACGCCTAAAAAAGAAAACAGAGAAATTAGAGAATGATGAAGTTTTTGAATGTAATTGTTGTTCATTTTCATGTAAAAAAAAGAGTGAATGGTCCAGGCACATTAATACTGAAAAACATAAGCGTGTAATTGAAGGAGAAGTAGTATTGAATAAATCTAATAATTGTGAGTGTGGGAAATCTTACATACATTTATCATCATTGTACAAACATCGTAAAACGTGTAAAAAATACAATGATTCTTCTACTTCCAATGATCTCATAATGGAAATAATTAAACAGAACAATGATATTCAAAAACAGAACCAAGAATTGCAGAATAAGTTATTAGAAATAACACAAACACCAAATATCACAAATATTCATAACAATGTTCAAAACAATTTTAATCTGAATATGTTTTTGAATGAGCAATGTAAAGATGCAATAAGTATAACAGATTTTATAGATTCATTGCAAGTTGAAGTATCAGATTTGGAGGCTACTGGAAAATTAGGATATGTTCTCGGAATCTCTAGAATTTTCATAAATAAATTAAAGGAATTAGGTATAAATGAACGTCCGTTGCATTGCACTGATATAAAAAGGGAAACTGTTTATATCAAAGATAATGATGTGTGGGAGAAAGATAATCAAGAACGTAGTACTTTGAAACAAGTTGTAAAGAAAATAGCGCGTAAAAACTTGCAACAATTGCCCGCATGGCAAGAGAAAAACCCTGATTTTACCAAATTAGATACCCCTGAAAATAATGAATTTATGAAGATATCTCTTAATTCTTTGGGATCCTATTCGAAAGAGGAAGAAGAGAAGGAAATAGATAAAATAATGAAAAATGTTCTCAAAGAGGTGGTTGTAGAAAAAAAATAAAAGTATATCATAAAAAATTGAACAAGCAAAAAATAATTTAACGTTAATTAAATTATTGAAAATGAATATTTCAGGTAGTGATTATGAGGGTTTTTGGCGTATGTCCGCAAATGAAGGTGTGCCTTATTCCAATGAATTTCCTGAGGTTCTTCAAACATGTACAGAATTTGTCGACAATTCATTGGGCGCAGGCAACGCTACTGAAATAAAAATAACTATTAATCTTACTGATCAAAGAAAGTGTGTTTTTAGTATTGAAGATAATGGAAAAGGAATTGAAAATTTGATTGAGCTAAAAAGATTCTTGCAATTTGCTTCATCTAAAGGTTCAAGCGAAAAAAATGAAAATATCTACGGTCATGGTGCAAAGAAGGCATTGACAAAATTTTGTCCTGATTTTAATACTGCTGTTTGGAAGGTTATGTGGCGATCTAGAAATGGATTTTCAAATAAAATGAATGTTCTATCATCCCCTTTCAATGGTCAAGAAACAGATTTAAAAATGGATGATGCAGATAATTACAAAGATATTTGTCCAGAAGGAGGATTTTACGTATATACAGAGTTTGATATTGAAAGATTGGGTTCATACAATAAGGCGAACAAGTTGATGGAGGTATTGCAGGAACTATTTCGAATCAGATATGAGCCAGAATTCTATCAAAAATATGTAATAAATTTTGAGATCATTCAGGGTGAAACAATTATTAAGGAAAGTTCCGAGAATTGGAAATCATTGAAGCAGTGCTTGGAAGAGGAAGTGCTAAAGAATAGTGTAGAGAAATTTGTATTCCGAAGTACTTTTGGAAAATGCATAGCAGAAGTAACAATGTTTTGTATTCCGAAGGATTCTAGATTAACGATTAAAGGTATTGAAAGATATGGCAAACGTTGCATGTTTGCTACTAGGGTTTATTTTGGAAGAAATGGAAGATATATTGAAGGTAGACCATATCATGAATTTGTTGGACTAAAAGAGCATAACAACAATAACGGAAGGATTGCTTTTGTTATGTACACAGGAGAAGATCTCCCTCAACCTTGTACAACAAAGGTAAAGATGCAAGATACATGCCGTATCTTCAAATCAATAAATGAACCCATCATAAACTGGTTTTTGGCAACAAAAACTAAAATAGACATTCCTGCTTCTACACCAATTGCACATTTACCACCTTCTACAACTTCTCATGTACCTAGTACACCAGTAAATGAATACGAGCAAAGTAATGCCAATCCTCTTGCTGGAGGTGGTACATCATCAACTATTTTAAGACTTAATAGAATTACTAAGGAAGATGAACGTATTTTGGTAAAGCTAATACAAAAATATAACAAGAAGGCAATTATTGATTGGATAAATAAATAAAACAACAAGTAACAAAAAACATAATATCCAATTTTTTTATTGATCTAGTTTCCCTTTATTAGCTTACTAATATGTACAACTTTTTCCCTATTATTCACAACTCTTACGGGTGTCCACCGTTTAAACTTCTGGTTAAATACACACTCCATCAAAACTGACTTTTCAACATTAACATATTTGTCAATATTGGTATTCTGAAAATCCTCTTCATCATCACTTTCCTCAATATAATCCAAATTCTTATTCTCACGAATAATACGGAAAAGTCCGTTCATAAAAACACTTGATTTGTAATTAGGTATGTACGCATTATTATAAAAAACTGGTTGATTGTTTTTACCAAACGCGTACAAATTATATATATCGAACTGTATATCAGCCGTTACCTTAAAAATAGTAGGATAACGGTATTGTGGTTTTTGAAAATCCATATGAACTTGTTTTTGTTCAACATAAGGTAAAAGAGGCCGTTTAATTTCATTTCCACCAATTTTTTTATTGGTATTGACATTCAAATAGGGCATGACTTCTCCACTACTCCTGTATTGAATATGATGAACCGGGTAATAAATATCAGTAGGCATCGAAATAGGATAATCTATCATTGATTCCGTCAATTCTGTTTGCCACATAACAGGTAGAACAAAAACTACATCATTTTTTGTTTTAAACTCTTGACTAACTTGACCCATAAATTCAGCAAAAAATGCCAATCTCTCTGTAAAATTGCATTTCTTCATTGGGATTCCTTTATAATAAACCATATCTTCTATGATGAACCATTGAGCACCGGATTCTTCTTCCACATAAGTTCCGTAAACTATGGTATTTAAAGAAAGACAAGGATCAAAAGGTGTTGAAATAACTGAAACCCTGGATACCTTTTTCTCTCGATTTAAATCCATCAAATAACATAAATCATTATCATTATGAAATGTAAACCATGCATAACACTTTTTCCCCAAAGGAATAGCCAAACAAATATCATAGAAAGGGGAAACTTTCTTATAAGAAATAGTTTCATAGGAAAGTTCAAATTCTGGGAAACGGTTCATTAAATGGGAAATTTGGGGTTGTGATAGTTCCATGATAATGTAATAATTATGATGGACCGTTAAATATTATTAGCGTTTTGTTTTTATATTTTTTCTTTAATTAACTTGTTCCAATAATTTCATAATCATCGCACCCTTTGTAGATTAATAAGAAAAAACGTTTTAATTCTTCGAATGAACAATCTGCCAATTTATAACATTTTATTTTATCTAACATCAATTTATCTAACTCACAAGTTAGAACGTCAATATTATTTTTATTGTCTAATAATAAAAAATCATTTTCTGGGTCTTTGTACAGATTCTTAATATGTTCTATGTTTTTTCGAAAAACATCAAGACCAATAACACAATATTGCTTTTTGTAATCTGAATTTATAATCTTATTACAATATTTGTATTCATAATTTTCCCTCTTCCATATTGGAGTAAAATTGCTCAAATTCTCTAATGCATTGTTTTGATTCATGTATTCATTAATTTTTAAATCCGAAAAACAACGTGGATGTAAATGCTGTGTACATAAACGATTAATTTCAGAATTACGTATCAATGAAAAGTTATTATTACCATGATTCATATATTGAATGTATCCTAATTTTGGTATTTTAACAATTTTTGTTTTTACGGCAGTTCTTAACAATAATTCATAATCATCAGAAACTGGTAAAAATTCAGAATAATTTCCAATGTCAATAAGAGAACTTTTTCTCCATATTCTTGGATGATTAGGAATAGCAACAATATGGCTTAATGAAATGTTGTTTATATTAGGACTTACCGCAACATTTATCCATTTTCCATTATGTTTTTGGCAATAATATCCACTGTATCCTAGACCAAACATATCTCCGTAACTAAAATTATCGCCATTCTCGTATAGGTTTGCGAAATTCATATAAACAAAACCTACATCAGGATCATTTTCAAAAACATTGACTGCATCTAAAAGTGTGTCTGGTAAAATTTCGTCGTCATGATCCATTTCGAGAACATATTTTCCCCGGCATAACATAACGGCTTCATTTTTAACATTTCCAATACTTCCGCTGTTTTCGGATCTTTTGTATAATCGTATTCGTTTATCACTTAACAGATGGAGCTTCAAAAATAGAAAATGTTCATCCTCTGGTGAATCATCTAAAATAACCCATTCCCAATCCAAAAAACACTGCGTCTTGATACTATTGTATGCGCGAAAAATCTTGTCATAAGATTTATAACACGTTGTGAAAAGGGAGAAACATGGCCTCATTGTTACTGGGTTCTCCAAAACTATATTCATATAATTATGATTTAATAATCGATTTAGAACTTCTACATCATACATGGTAGTTAAGTGGATCCATCTCTTCTTAATACGTTCAGGTAAAACAGAATCAATATCTTTTAAATATTGGTTTTTATCACGTCCATAAGTCAACAATAAATGATTATTAGAATCAAACATATCGATAAGTTTATCTTTGTTGATAATTGTTATAGAAAATAGGAATGAATCCTTGTTGTCTCGAAAAAAACTATCTATCGAAGAATAGCTTTCATATCTATATAATAGGGTAATCGGATATTTCATATGTTGTTAATTATAATATTTATTGTTACAAGGATCATTTTAATTCATTTTCCATAAAAGCAGTTAAATCATTATCCATAGATTCGAAATCATTTTTGCTAATGACCTGTGTGTTTGTTTGATTTTCCTGTAATTCATCAATGATTTTTTTGTATTTATCAATTTGAGTATTTACTAAATCCTTTGTTTTTTTAGTACTGTATGTATCTTTCAAATAATTCCAGATATGATGAATTATATAAATAATTAATATGGATAAAACAATATTAATAGATATCCAAAAAATGCTAGAATACATGTATATGAAAATGATAGATTTCTATTTATGTTTTTCAACGTACAAATAATGAGAAAAAATTGAATTAAAAAGAATATTCTATTTTATATTAGTAAACGAGACATGGCACCGGTTACTATTTTGGTAGTGGATAAGGCAGGTACAATTAAGGAAGTATCCTTAAAATCATATGATGAAAACGAACTTTATAAAAAGGCAGGATTAAAAACTGCAGAGGGATTCAAGTGTTATGCTGAATGGAACATTGAAGATTTAAATGATAAATCATATTGCGTTTCTGTGTTTGGTAAAATTACTGGTAAAGCGAACCAAGAAAATAAATTTGATTTCCCACCGCCTATTGATAATACTCTATTCTTTGGAAGTTGTATTATTGTGAATAAAAAGAACGAAAAAGCCACAAGCATTACCGTAGATGAGTGGGATTCGGTCTATGATTATTTGTTTGGAGGTTTTGAAGAGTTGGGAGATGAGGATTCAGAAGAAGAGGAAGATGATGATGAAGATGACGGATTGCCAAGGACAAAGGACGGATATGTAAAAGACGATTTTGTAGTCGATGACGATGAGGAGGAGGAAGATGAAGAAGAAGAGGAAGAAGAGGAGGATGATGATGAGGAGGAGGAAGTTTATGTGAAAAAGGTAAAATCAAACAAAAAACCGAAAAACGCAGAAAAGGGAAAACCTGATAAAAAAAATAAGAAAAATACTGTAATTGCGAATGTGTTTACCAGTATAAACCAAGAAGAAACATATTTAGATTGCACTAGTGAATTGAGTGAGGAAGAATATGTATAAATAATCAACCATATAAATAATATAAAAATGTTTTTTTTATTATTATAAATGTCATCAAATCCTCACGATATTACGTTAATTACGGCCTTTTTTGATATCGGGAGGGATAAATGGAAGAATAACGATTTTAAGAGAACAACCGATTTTTACATAAAATCCTTTTTAACATATTTACAATATCCATATAAGATGGTATGCTATATTGATGATAAATATATTGATAAGGTTCTCGAATTCTACGAAAAAAGTCCATTCCAAAACAAGATATTTATTCCAATAAATCAATCTTGGCTCGATGAAAATATTCATGCATGGTCCCTTGTAGAAAATGATCGAATCATTTTGAAGAGTGAGCAATTCAAAGAGTTTTTAAAAAATCGTCTTCCAATTATGTATCCAAATGGTGTTCCTGAAACGAATGTAAGAGAACATTTATGCCCTGAAAATATATATCCGGAATACAATGTAGTAAATCATTCAAAAATAGATTTTATAATGCATGCTATTCAAAACGAATATGTTTCTACTTATTACACAGGATGGACAGATTTTGGTTATTTTAATACTTATCATTCAGACGGAAGTGAATTACCAAAAAATATTCTGGACACTGGCAAATTCGATGAAAATAAAATAAGTATATGTTTACGACGTAGGATATTGGAAGAAGATAAAGATCCCCTTTATACATTGTTATATGCGTACGAACTTTTTATTGGAGCTTTTTATGCGGGACCAACCCACATTATGGAGAAATTTCGCGAATTGTATCACGAATCAGTAATAGATTTGTACAAAAAAGGTATATCGGACGATGATCAACATATTTATATACAAATTTTTGTAAAAGATCCAGAAATATTAAAATTGTGTATATTTGATGGGGATTGGCCAAAAGCATTATCTGTGTTTCAAAGAAAAGATTAACAAATTAACAGATTAGTTAAAAAACAATTAAAAAAATAACTAATTATAATATTAATGGAAAAAATAGCAAATCTATACTTCATTAATTTAGATAGATGTCCAGAACGCCAGGAGAATTTTTTAAAGCAATGTATGAAGCAGAATATTCCTTTTGATAAAATCCAAAAATTTCAAGCAATAGATGGGAAAACCTTTTATTTTCCAGATGAGATGATAAATATGTTTAAGGATTGTGACTATTTTCGAACATTAAAAACCTATAGGGAAAACAATATGGATGAGAAAACTTATAAAATTGCATTAGAAACAGCGAGAAAAATAATGGGAAATCAGTTAAGCCATTTTAACGTTTTAAATGATATTATTAACAATGGTTATAAATATTCAATTATTTGCCAAGACGATGCTAGATTTAACGATGGTTTTACAGAATATATTGATAAATTGGTAGAAAACTTGCCAGAAAACGCGGAACTAATCACAATAGGACTCAATAAATATGCAGATGGATCAGCGGTAACACCTTGGGATTTTACAGATACTTCACCAAATGATTTTGAAGAGGAAGTGGTAAATGATTATGTGTGTAAATTAAAGGATACAGTAAATCCATGTTCTCTCGCATACATTGTTACATTAGAGGGTGCTACAAATATGGTTAAGCATTTTTTAACAGTTGGTTTTTTAAAAGCTACGGATGAAAATTTTAATGAGTATCTTAAATTCAAAGACATTTTTTACTGTTGTCGTAAGGTAATGGTAACAAGTGGTGATTTCGAAAGCGATATATTTAGTGGATGTATAGATTACCAAGTATAAAAAATTGAAGATTTACTCTTTAAAAATATAAAGAGTAAACTGCTAATATTTGCATAGTATCAAAAGTTGGGATGTTGAAAATTTCTAACCCAGAGGAATTCCGTAAAAATATCGTTGTAAAAATCCAAGAGATATTAGTAGATGAAAAAAAGAGTATTAATCTTGAGAAAGGAGTCTTTAATTATGCTATCAAGGAGGCAAACAATAGGAAGATTATTAAGAAGTGGGAGAATCCGCATTTTGCACAAATCTATGTAGATAGACTACGTAGTATATATATAAATCTTAAGAATTCGGAACTATTAAATATGGTTAAAAATAACGAGATTAGTCCACAGACATTGGCTTTTATGACGCATCAAGAAATGGATAATGGTCATTGGCAAACTATGATAGATCGTAAGATCAAACGTGATGCAAGTAAATTCACAACAAATGTTCAAGCATCAACCGATATGTTTACTTGCAGAAAGTGCAAGTCAAAACGTTCAAGTTACTACGAACTCCAGACGAGAAGTGCAGATGAACCTGCTACGATTTTTATAACTTGTCTAGATTGTGGAAAACAATCAAAGAGATCATAGTTAATATTTAATATCATAAAAAATAGGAATTTCATTAATGTTAATTTTTACCATTAAAGCATCATTATCTTTTTTCGAAACCCAAAATATATATTGATCATTTTTTATTGTGAATCCGATGCAGAATTCTACACCAATATGTTGAAAACAAAAAGGGTCAGAATAACGAATTGGTTTTAAGGATTCTTTATCTAACAATACCATAATATGATAATATTGCCTGGGCATAGTTTCTTCACAAAAATGAACTACACCAATCAAATTATTTTCACCAACGTTTTGAATAAAAATAGTAGACCCGCGGATTCTATGAAAGTCGGGAGAATTTATTTTATAAGATTCAATAATTTCAAGTTGATTGTTTTCCAGATTCAACTTTCCTATCTCAAATGGAGACCATTTGTATATAAAGTGTTCTATATTATCCTTAATTAAAGGAATCCAATTCTTTTCACAACCCGTAACCGTGGGAGGATTTATGATTCTACAATTTGTATAAGAAGATGTATTAATGTCGTAATTTCCTACAATAATACGATTTGTTCTATTACCAATATAATTTACATTGGTTGCTACAAATTTGATATTGTTTTGAAAAGAATACAATCGTATATCTTCCAAACCAACTGAATAAGTATCATGGGATACAAGTGGAATAGAGGATTCATCCATTTCATAATAATTCTCGGGTAAAAAATCATCATTTAAAACAGATGCGACATTTTTTGTAATAAGTGTATTTTTTTCATGGTTGATAACATAAGAACCAGTGGATGAATAACTATAATTAACATATCTAGTATTCAAAAAGTGTTCTCCATTATGGTATAAATAAGAAGGAGAAGATGGTTTAAATTTTTCTATTTCTGGATAATTATAATTTATTGTTTCTATTTTATCTTTTAAACATTTGGCGTAATAATTAGTCGGAATATTTATTATATTATCATTATGATCACCTGGATACCAATTTATTTTCCAATGTTCATTAGCTTCTAGCCATGCCCAAAAATTGACTTCCCATATTAATTTTTTGTTAAATTTTACAAATGCTTGAAAATGTTCTTCATAAAGATGGTATAATTCACTAATAGATTCCGCATCTCCTAGAAAAAAAGTACCACAGAATCTCCAATGTATATTGTTTAATATATTTGATAAATCATCTGCAACATTATTCTTCCAACAACCAGGAAAAGCGAATATTTTAGTGTTAAATTGGCGGTTAGATAATATAATTAATTTTTCCGTTGTCGAATCAAGATTTTTTAATATATATCCAATACTAAAATCTATCCAAGCAAAATGAGTAGAATTCCAAGGATTACTTTGAACAGTTTTATGAAGAAATTCAGCCTTTGAATTTTGAAGAATTAAATATTCCTTAGTATCCTTTTTAAGATTACGGGAATCAGGTAGTGAATATTCTAATGATGAAATAGCATTGAAACAAAACGTTTCCTCTAAATTTATTACTGGCATTAATTTTACATTTGTATAGTTATTTATTTCTAATAATTCATTTAAGGTTTCATAACATTGTGAATCAGTGTATAAACAAATTTGCACACCTGTTTTTGCTATTTTTTCAAAATGGTTAAATCTCCATTCAATATCTTTGTTTTCAAAAGGTACTTCATAAATATTTAAAAAAGCAGTAACAAATGTAAGAGAAGACATTATATTAATATTAGGAATTATATTTTTTAAGTACAATAAACTAAAATAAATTCTACAATACTTACTATATTAAATGATGGAAGAGTTTTCGAATAAATTGTGTATTGTCATTGCATCTCATCTATCAAAACCACAGAGAATTTCATATTTGATTGAATGTTTAGAATCTTTACACAATCAAACTGTCCCGATTTCGATTTATCTATCTGTATCTTTTGAAAATAATATGATAAAATATGAATTATTAGATAAATTAAAAGAAACTAACTATAACAAATTAAATATTAGAATTCAGGAGAAAAAAACGCCACAAATGCGTCACGTTCTATTATTATTAAAAGAAATTAAAGAAAAACATGAGTGGATCATGTTTTGTGACGATGATGATAGTTATGAGAAAACAAGAGTAGAAATTATTGCTAAAAATCTTTATTTTGGAGAATTAGAATGTCAAAATATACATAAGAAAAAATTGGCGGGTCTTTATGAAAGTACATTTGGGAAAGATCATAGAGAACATCGTCACGAATACTGGTGTTACTGCGTAAATATTGAGGTTTTAGTGAAATTTTATAATAAATTAGAAAATTATCCCGATATTGTGGATAATAAATGCTGTGATGTTCTCTTTGCTGAGTATTTGAGAAGAATTTGTTCAGATTATTTATATTCTAGAATACAAGAAAAATTGTATAATTATCGCGTTGATGATAATAGTGATAGTATAACTGGTGTAATAAAAGGAAATCAGAAAAAATTTACGAGATTAAATAATCCTCCACCGATAGGTGATCCATCGTTCTCAGATTATGTATTAGATTGGAACGATTTCTTACGTGAAAATATTGATGTTTACATTCATGATGTTTTTTTGAGAACAATTGTAGGATGTAATTTAGATTACATATTAAGGGCCGAATTTAGAGCGGATTATGAATTAATTAAATTTATAGATGAGGATGTACCAAACAAAATTAAGGAAAAACACAAATATTGGCATAATGCTTGTAACAAATTATATGATATTCCGTTCTCATAATTTATAAAAAATTGATTATTTAAAATCAGATTTGGACTTGGCAAACAATGTCAACTATTAATATTAGTGCTCCCATAAAAAAAAGAATGATTATGGTTTTTGATGTAGAAACCACGGGTCTGCTCCCCAAAAAGCAAAGGGGTAGTAAGGAGGAGATTCCTTTGACTAATTATCCATATATAATACAATTAAGTTGTATTATATATGACATTTATGAAGAGCAAATTGTGCGAAAGTATGATACATACATAAAGATTCCTGATACTGTTGAGATAAATGAAACAGTAACTAGTTTAACAGGAATCACAAAAGAAATTTGTAATGATAAGGGTAAAAATATAGTTGAAGTAATAAGTGAATTTTACGAATTGTATATGCTTGGAGAAGTTATTGTTGCACATAACATTGACTTTGATGAGCGTATGATTCAGATAGAATTGGAGAGAAATAGATCAGAATTTTTGGAAAAAGCCCCATTTTGTTTTACGATTTTCAATAAAACGTATGAAAAGTTAAAGGGGGTAGATCGATATTGCACAATGAAGAGGGGTACAGAGTTGTGCAATATTATGGTACCGTCTAAGATTGAGGGGGGAAATCCAAGTAAGAAATGGCCAAGATTAGCTGAACTTCATGAAAAGTTATTTGGTGAGATCCCTTTAAATTTACACGATTCGAGCGTGGATACACTGGCATGTTTGAAGTGCTTTCTAAAGATGAGACATGGGCGAATTATGAAACAGTAAAAAAAAATCATTGTTATAAGATAAATATCATCTTTTTTTTGTAAAAATTGTAAAAACCTAGGTTCCCTTCATGCGGAGCACATCTCACATATTTCTTCCTCATATTGATTTCCACTAACATCCTTCTTCTCTGGCTCAATAGTAAATTGCTGTGCCTGATGCTTACCACGCCTACGCAAATAATAAATCCCTGTCTTAAGACCCTTCGACCAAGCATAGAAATGCATTGATGTAAGAGTACTGTAATTAGGATCTTCTAGCCATAGATTCAAACTCTGACTCTGACAAATGAATGCTCCGCGATCAGCTGCCATATCAATAAGCGTACGCATAGGAATTTCCCATACTGTCTTATACTTATCCTTTATTTCCTGAGGAATCACGTCAATATGTTGAACGGATCCATTATTGGCAATAATATTATTTTTAATTTTCTCATTCCAAAGATCCAACTTAATAAGATCACTCATGAGATATTTATTTGCCAAAATAAATTCGCCGGCCAACGTTCTACGATTATAAATATTACTGGTAATAGGTTCAATGCATTCATTAAATCCTAGAATCTGCGATGTAGATGCAGTAGGCATTGGTGCAAGGAGAAGAGAATTACGCAATCCGTGATGAATGATATTTTGCTTTAACGAAGTCCAATCGTAACGACTATTTCCTGGATCTACATTCCACATATCAAATTGCAAGATACCATTTGATGCGGGAGAACCAGGAAAAGTTTCATAATGTCCAACCTTGTGAGCAAGCTCACATGATTCAGTCAATGCACCATGATAAATAGTCTCAAATATATTCTTATTGATCAGTTTTGCTTCCTCACTAGTAAACGCAAATCCTAGTAGCATAAACACATCAGCTAATCCTTGAATTCCGATACCAATTGGACGATGACGCATGTTACTGAGTCTGGTCTTTTCAGTAGGATAATAATTAACGTCAATAACAACATTCAAATTATATGTTACAACTTTGGTTACTTGGTGAAGTTTCTCATAATCAAAATAGGTCTTTCCAGATTCATCTGTCTTTACGAAAGAAGGAAGTGCCAAACTAGCCAAATTACAAACTGCGGTCTCATTTGCATCTGAATACTCGATAATCTCACTACACAAATTTGAACTCTTAATAGTTCCTAGATTTTGTTGATTGGACTTCTTATTTGCGGCATCCTTGTAGCACAAATAAGGAGTTCCTGTTTCCATCTGTGCATCCAATACCTGAAACCAAAGATCGCGGGCCTTTACAGATTTTCTGCCCTTTCCACCTTGCTCATATTTGGTGTAAAGTGCAGCAAATTCATCACCAGATACATCAGCAAGACCTGGGCATTCATCTGGACACATGAGAGTCCAAAGTCCGTCCGTCTTAACACGCTCCATAAACAAATCCGGAATCCATAGTGCATAAAACAGATCTCTTGCCTTCAAATCCTCATCGCCGTGATTTTTACGCATTTGAAGGAAATCCTCAATATCTGCATGCCATGGCTCCAAATAAATAGCAAAAGAACCATTTCGCTTTCCGCCGCCATTATGCACCAACCCATTATGTAATAGATAATCATGTTGCTTTCCCATCTGAAGATCATACAATACACCTGTGTATTTTTCGGTAGTTATATTTTGTATACGACTCAACAATAAATTACCAAAGCGCATAAATTTAAAGAATTGTTTATCGTCATAAGAAACCCCCATTAAATTACATATTTCCAACGTTTTAGGTACACGCAAACAATAACTAATTCTTTTATTTTGTATTATTCCGCGATCAGTAAGATGAGATTGACCAACCCGGTCACGTACGTAACCACTAGTTAATACACCCATTTTCATACATAAAAATCGAACAGATTCAATTAAATTATAAGACGTACTATCAAAGACAAGTTCATTTTTCAAACAACCATCAGTGTCCAATAAACCCTTCAAAATATACATAGATTTTTCAATAGGTAGATTCAACCATCTAGATTGAACTCTTTTTTCTTTGTTTTCATCATAAAAATCATTATAACGGTATGGTAAATGAATACATCTATTCCACCGGATTCTAGTAATGTTTTCCTGAACATCAATTTTGAAATCAACACATTTACTATTAAAGTAATTAATTACAAAATCAAGTATATGCTTTTTATTGATTGAGTGGAGAGAAATATAACCAGATGTATCCGTTGTATTGGACATACAACCATCCCCTAAAATAACTCCATAAATATAGCAATCATCTGCCGAAATTGAACTTATATCCCTTTCAAATTTTGGAATTGGGTAAACAATCATATCATTTTTATCAAGATCTTTTGCATCAGCCCATTCAAAATCACAAATCTTTTTTTCCAATCTATTTTTAATAACTTTGTAATTTAATCCTTTTTGTTGCCCACGTAAAACATAAATTGGATGTTCAGGTGTTATTTGTAGAGATTTAATAGAATGCATTGTCTCTATTTCTAGAATCTCGCCATCATATGAATGCTCAAGTACATTTTGGATAATCTCTACATCTCCATTTAAATTATAAATTTCAGTTTCACCTGCAACACAATGTTGAATTTGTTTTGGTCCATTTGTGGTATAAATAATAGTTTCAGGATTAACACATTGATCTACATAACGTGCTGTATTATTAAATACCTTCAACATAGGTACAATACCATTAGAAGATCCGTTAGTACCACGAATATGACTACCAGATGCTCGGACATTATGAATGTGAAGTCCAATACCACCAGCCCACTTTGAAATCAGGGCACAATCCTTAAGTGTATTATAAATACCCTCAATACTGTCATTCTCCATTGCCAAAAGGAAACAAGAGCTAAGTTGTGGTTTAGGTGTTCCGGCATTGAAAAGTGTAGGTGTAGCATGAGTAAAGTACTTCTGAGACATTAACTCATATGTCTCCTTAACTCTTTTCATATCATTTCCGTGAATACCAATCGCGACACGCAACCACATATGCTGAGGGCGCTCCACTATGGATTTGTTCACCTTCATCAAATAAGCACGTTCCAAAGTTTTAAGACCAAAATAATCAATCAAATAATCACGCCTATAATCACAAATTTCATCTAATTCGTTTTGATACTGTTCCACAATTTTAAAGAGATCATCAGAAACAAGAGGAGATTGCTTATCGTGCTTATCTGTATAATGATACAATTGACTCATGACATTAACAAACGAATTATCCGTATTTTTATGTAAATTAGAAACCGCAATTCTTCCGGCTAAGACACTATAGTCCGGGTGAATAGATGCCATAGTTGCACATTGTTCAGCAGAAAGTTCATCTATTTTTGTAGTAGAAATTCCGTCATAAAGTTGATCAATAACTTTCATAACAAGGGATGTGTAATTTATTTTAAGATCATCCTCCTTTCCTAACTGAGCTTCCTTTCCAAGCTTCTTAATGCGGTTTAGAATTTTGTCAAAGGAGACAATTTCCCGGTTTCCGCAACGCTTCGTAACATACATCTCCTCTTCCATTTGGAACTTAGACGGACTCGACATGATTTATAATTATAATATAGATATATCTATAAATCAATTTTTTATTTAATATACATATTTATATATATACAAAATGTCTTATTCTTGCAAAGTTTTAACTAAAAAAGATTTTTCTGTTTTAATTAAGAATTTCGGGATTTCTTTAAAAAAAAATAATTTAGTAAACCTAAAACAAGAGGAAAAGTTGATTGTAAAAGATGTTTCTGATAAATTAAAAAAAATATTTGATGATGTTAATATTTCATTTGATGAGAATGGTTTTGAAGATTTGATTAGAGTTTTATATCAAAAACACGTTTTTTTGGGTGGGAACTCAAGTACTAGTTTATCTAAACGAAGCAAAAGTTTATCCATATCTAGTTATGATCTTTATTCATTATTAGCATTTATAACAAGTATACTATTATTATATTTATCCTATGTTCAATTAAATTCTATGTTACAAAGCACTTTTGATACAAATACTAATGAAATGACAGAACAATTAAAAAAAGATTTTGTAGAGGCAGTGAGTAATCTAGAAAGTGAAAAAAAATCACTTCTAGTTTACATTTTTACTGTGTTTAAAAACTTTGGATGCAATATTACTGATTCTGCTATGAAAAAAACAGTTAACATAATACAAAACATTATAGGGAGAACGTCATCACAGATGTTAAATCAAATCGGTGATAATTGTGGAATTAAAACTACAAATACTTTGTTCAAAATACTTTCTACTGCAACAAATTTTGTAGTTGGTTCAACCACATCTATAGATTGTTCAACAGGTACTCTTGATTTAATAGCTCAACAGAAGGCCCTAGAAATAAGATTGCTTTTATTAAATCTTAATATTCAAGGAAAACAAATTAGTTCTTTAATAAATGTGGGATTAACGCTTGGTTATTCATCAATAAGCTATTTTACATACAGAATATATCAAGTTACCGGTAGTAGAAGTAATAAAAAAAAAATCAAAAATTCACAGCAACTTTCTATTGAATATGGCGGAAAAAAATCTAAGAGACTGAAAAAAAGTAAAAACAGTCAAACTAAAAAGAATAAAAAATAGTAAAACAAAATAATAATTTTGTTCATCATCATTCCAATTTCACCAAACAAATAGAATTCTGCAAGGGCATGTTTTTTATGACATAAGAATTAGACAAATCAGAAGTATTCATTGTGACGCTTATTTTCTTTTTGGAGGATCGATGTTCGTATCCTTCCACCCTCTCTTTTTCAATAATAGACCATAATTCTTCAATCTTAGGAACAGCTGCTTGAAACCATTCTCTATTTCTTTCAATTAAAACACATGAATATTCTTCAAGATACCAATAAATCGTATTAAAGAGAACTAATCCCTCATTTTTTGATTCGTTTCTCTGTGTCAGTATCCAATCATCAATAGTTTCTTGATCTACTATACCTTCGACTGGCATGTATTTGTAATGAGGAACAGAATCAGCACGCAAGTCACGATCAATAAAATATAAAATAACACACTTATATTCACGCTCAGTATCATCATAAAATGCATCCATATTTCGATATTCTAGAAACCGAGTTTCCATAAAATCACATTCATCTAGATCACATACTTCCATTTGAATTTGAGTTTGAATCCAATACTCCTGTTTGGGTATTCCAGTAATTTCTCGATTTACAATATTTTTTATCTCTAACATGCGACCAAATCGAATATTATTTGGGTCTAAATTGATACCATCTGGAGAAGCACCAATGAATTTGTATTTAGGATGTTGAATACAACCAAACTCACCTACTTTAGTACCAAACATATACTCATAAATCATAACAGTTACTGGTTCGTATTTATTTCCCCAATGCATAGCAGATTCAGTATTCGTACGGAAATTATCTATTTGATTATAGTTAATAGGTTGGCATTTCTCATAAATTAAACTATTACGCTGTGATTCAGTGCCAAAAACTTTCCATAAATTACTAGCACTAATTAGACCGTTTCGAAATTCATACCATTCCTTTGTTTTTTGTGTAGGTTGTGGTATATTCTGCAGAATCTGGATTTGCTTTGCCAGTTTTTCAGTATTATTTTCATAATCAAAATCAACAGAGTATTTTCGTTCTCTTATTGGTACATTACAAAATTGCATATATACTTCCAATAATTGGTCTACAAAATCTTTAATTTCTTCATAGAAATCTTCATCATCATCGCTAATTAATTGAAAATTAATCCACTCATCAAATAAGATACCTGCAATTTTATCGACAATATTAGAATAAAAGTTAGGAGATGAAATGTTAATAATTTCGTTTTTCATATGACTTTCAAAAAGGTAAAATACATCAAGTGTTATTTCAACAATATCATCTTCTGTTAAATGATCAAATGCTTCTGAATTCAATGACATATTCGATATTTCTGATTCATTATCACTAGAAGGCAAATAGTCTGAGTCCATTAATATATAATAGAAAGTATTATCTATATTTTGTTTACTATATTAATAAAAAACAAAAATCAGTTTTTTGGCTATTTAAATCTCTACATCTTCTTTATTCTTCTCTGTAACACGTTTTGGAGTTAATGATTTTAAAGTAGATACTCGTTTAGAATCAACATTCTTTAATGTAAAATTACGAGACGTAGAATTGAAGGTTAAAGAAGGTATAGAAGTAATCTCTTTTGAATGTTTATCGTAGAGAACTTCCTTTGTCTTTTGTAATTTATTAGTTTCTAAACATGAGACAAAATATATTTTTAATGATTTAATATCCTTCATGGGTAAATTATGTTCTTTCCCGTATTTTTCTGCGTATTGATGAAGTTTTTGAATTTTAATAGTTTTGTCTAATTTGTTCCATTGTTCATTTTTATTATGTTGTTTTTCCATTTCTAATAATTTATCAACATTTACTGAATCATGCTCTATAGTTGTTGTAGAAAATGAATTAATTATATTTTTGTATTTCCCAATGTTCTCGTTTGATTTTGAAACTACTGGTTTTGAAGAAGTTTCAGTATCAATTTCGTTTTGGCTGAACATAGTAATTTTTATTATAATATATATAAATTATTACATTTATCTAGTTTTTTAATATATATTAAATAGTTGCCTTTAAGAAAACTCGTATTTCTGTCAAATGCATTAAAAATTTTTATTATCCAATAAAATAAAATATTACCATATTTTATATTAGCTTATGTCGGTTTTTAATAATTATTTTCCAGTATGTATTCAGGTGTCAGTTGTAGATAATGCTAAACCTGTAGCTGGTAATAATCTGAATGGAAATTTTACATGGTCTATCAATTTTAAGTATTCCATTTCACCTCAATTTACGACTAACGGAGGTGATCCTTTACAATATCGAATGAGTGATATTAAAAAGGGTTATTGGATTGCAACAAACGGTGGATTTGCATGGAGAATATATGATATTGTAACTGTAAGTGATACCGTATGTAAATTGTTTCTGGAAGATGTAGATAATTACAATATTAATTTAGACAGCACTGCGGGTGGAAATGGCCTGCCAACAAATGGTGGTTTTTTTTTAGTATTTGAGGTAAATGAAGACGGAGAACCCTTAATATTTCCAATAGATAGTTTCGACGATTCCTTAAAAAAATTACCAGTTGATATGATAACCCGTTTTTACACAGTAAACACTAATAAACAATACATACAAGTATACCAAGTAAATCATGGATTAACCATAGGCGATCCTATTTGGTGCGATCCAAACGACAATGGAAAATTTAAAAAGGCAAACAATAGTAATGCTAAATACGTAATAGGTATAGTTACAAATGTATCAATAACTCCCGGATCATCTCAGAACAATTTTGATTTTAATGCATTTGGTACATATTATAGTGATTTACAAGAAAGGTTTCTAACGTTAGATTTTTCTTCTTACAGAAAAGGCACATTCTTATATTTATCTACAAACGGAACTACAAATTTTACGAATATTGCTCCAACTGATATATCGATTCCAACCTGGATTTATTTGGGAATCGACAATGTAAGTAATAAACAAACCGCAATATTTCTTACGCCTAGTATTGGAAATGGAGGTAGTGGTGGAGGAACTAGTTATGATCAAGCATTAAACACAACTGATGATGTGACATTTGCGAATTTGACTGTTAATAATGAACTAACTGTATATGGAAATGTATCAATCAACTATGATTTGAGCGTAAATGGTAATATATTACCTATGGTACCAAACCAATACGATTTAGGTAGTTTGTATTACCCATTTAAATCCGCGTATTTAAGCACAAACACAATATACTTTGTAAAACCAGGCACTACGGATTTTACTACGATATCTGTAGATGTAGATACTAATACATTTTTATTAGGCGGATCTCCAGTAGCATCAACTGGACCTACAGGTTACACAGGATTTACAGGGTCCGATGGAAAAACCGGTTATACAGGAGCACCCGGAACTTCTGTCAATATAAAAGGATCTTTAAGTAGTACTAATAATTTTCCTAATAATTCTACAGCCGGTGACGGATACATAATTGGCCTAGATTTATGGGTTTCAACTGTAAACAATGCATCAAATAATCAATGGGTTAACGCTGGTCAGATTAAAGGTCCTAAGGGTGATCAAGGATCGACAGGACCAACTGGTTATACAGGATTTACTGGGTCTGACGGAAAAACGGGTTATACTGGTTACACAGGTCGTACTGGATCAACAGGGTCTGAAGGAAAAACTGGAGCTACTGGGTCCGAAGGAAAAACAGGTTCTACAGGGGCTGATGGAAAAACAGGATCTACGGGTTCCGATGGAAAAACTGGTGCCGAAGGAAAAACAGGTCGAACTGGACCAACTGGCTCTACCGGTTACACAGGATATACAGGTTACACAGGTAAAATTGGTAGCACCGGTTACACTGGATACACTGGTTATACTGGAGCAGCAGGAACATCTGTTACTATTAAAGGTGCTTTAAGTGGAACAGGTAATTTTCCTAATAATTCTGTTGTAGGCGATGGTTATATTATTGGTCAGGATTTGTGGGTATCTACTGTGAATGGCGCAACCGGTAATCAATGGATTAATGCAGGGCAAATTAAAGGACCTCAAGGCGACCAAGGTTCTCAAGGATTTACTGGTTCAACTGGTTATACCGGAAAAACAGGTGCCGAAGGAAAAACAGGTGCCGAAG